GTCAACTCCTAAAGTTAATGTTACATTTCCTGCTGTACCACCTCCTGTTAATCCATCTCCTGCAACTACACCAGTAATGTCTCCTGCCGGATTAGTGTAAAGGTCGGTAAAGTTGTTTTGTACTTTAGTAAAAGCAGCGAATAGAGTATCTCCATTACCGGCATTAGCTGCTCCTATGTCTATGTTTTCTTGTGCCATTATTAATTCTTTATGTTACTGTTCTATCTGTTGTATATAATGTTGTATCTGTTGAAAATAAAGTGCTGTCTGTTGTAAATGATATACCACAACTTGGATAAATACTTCCCCAAGAATTGGTTGCATTCCTTAAACCAAAGTAACTTTCACAATATATTGCTCCGAAGCTCATCTTTTCTCTTTATAAGATAACTATTTAGTTTAATTTCGTTTTCTTTTTTAGGCTTGTATTTAGATTTAACTTTATTTTTCTTTTTCAAAAGTGCCATCCATTAAATAATGCATCCTTGTCAGGGTAAATATCTTCATTATTATTAGTATAATATTCAGGGAATTTGCTTGAAGCATTATAAGTCATATACTCAATGAATCTATTAGTATAATACTCAGCATAATCTCTCTCCTTAGCTATAAGATAATCTATTTCAGCTTTGTCAGCCAACTGACTATTCTCGCTTGTATGCTTATAAACTCCTCCATTTGCAACTGTGTATGCCGCAAAAGGAAGATATTCAGCCATTGCAAAGTGAATTAGCATATCTTGAATATAATCGTTAACTAACTCTAAATAATCTCCTGCTAAATTACCTGCAACTATATCAGCACTTATTTTATCGTATAAATCAGTTCCTAAATAACTTCTAACGTGAATCTCTTGAGCTAGTTTTATAAACTGTATAAATTTATCCGTATCAACATTGCCACTTAATGCAGTATTTTTAACTAGGTCTTGTCTTTTTATAAATAGAGCTGTTGCCATTATTCTTCTATTTTTGTATCTACTTCTTCTTCTACCGTAATATTACCATCTTCATTCTTAATGCCAGTTTCCTTTTCTATTTCGGAATCAGTTATAGCATTAGTCAAATCAGTAAATTCTAAAGGTTGCAACGTCTTAAAGTAAATATCTAGGTTAATATCATTGTATTCCAATATCTTTTCCAATTCATCTAAGATAGTTACCTGCATAGGTCGAATAACTGTGTTATCCATAAGCAAAGATGCTGTTTGTAACTCTTCGGCATTATTCCCAAGACCGGTATTGTCTTTTATTCCAACTAACATTGGAGATACAATCCTATGGGAAACCATTACTTTCTTCATTGACTCATCTGAAAGGAATTGATATTGTTGATGGGCATCGTTCAATACAACAGGCTCTATTGAAGCCGCAAGCTCCTTGCTATCGTTGAATGCCAAAATAAACTTACCTGCGTTAGAACTACCGCTAAACTTGCTGTAGATGGCTCTTTCAATCTCATCTCTGCTTTCTTTATCAGGAACTCCATTATTGAAGTTAATAAGCATTGAAGGTTGCAGTCCATTCTGAATATTATTTATGTGGTAGTTTGCAATCTCTTCTTCTAATTCAGCGTATTGTAAACCCCCTTGATAATCTACCGGAGAGTAGTAATAAAATCCTGCTCTATAAGGTCTGATGTATAGAATCTCTATTCCATCTTTACTTTTACCAAATGCCGATATTCTCTTAGGCTTACTCTTACTATTTATCTCTGACCAGTCAGAAGAATAATAATATCCTTCTATTTCTCCTTCAGAATTAGCTTTCTCGGCTCTAAGAGTTTCAACTGGCATATGTTCTACCTGAACAATCTTATTTCTGTCTTTACTGTATATTACTTGCAAAGCAGCTTGACCCATCATTTTATAGTCGTAAGATATTTTCTTTATAACATCTTTCTTAAACAACGACTTCATTTCTTCGTAGTCCTTTGAATTCTCAGTACTATCAGTAGCCTCTAATCCTTTACCGTAAATCATTTCAGCTATTCCATTAATAGCGGCATTGTTTGTAGGCGAACCATTATATCTACCAATAAGGTAAGAGAAATAGTCATTGTCATCTCCGTATTCTACCCAATCATAACGAGTTGATTCATTTACTTCAGGTTTTGTGTAGGATGATAAATTCAAGACGTGAATTGATTGCTTTACCTTATCTACTGCTAAACTTACTTTTCTATTTTTAGCCACTTTTAATATTTTATTCATTATATGATTACAAACTCATTATCATAACTGTCTTCAGATGTGTATTCTCCTTGATTGACAAAATACTTATGTAAATCAGTTTGATTAGTACAGAATATCATGCCTCTATATAATTCAGCAGTTCCATTTTTAACTACAAAAGAATATTGATTCCCTTCTATTAAGGCGAAAGAACCTGTTAAGACCATAAAGTCTTCGTCTGTTGTTTTAGCAACAGTTACAGCTATTGTTTTCCTAGTAGACTTATCTGTTAAAGATAAAGTTGGATTAGTTGCATCGGCACGAGGTATTATCCTTATCGCCTGATTAGCTGTTGATGTTGTTAAAATCTCCATACTAAAGTAACAAGAATAGACTAAAGTGTTTTAAATATAGGCATAAAAAAAGAGGGCAATACGCCCTCTAATTTCTATAAAACACAATCTTATTAAGAGTTTGTTCCTAAAGTAATTGTAACCGTACCATCTAATCCTGCGTAATCTACAACACTAAATGGGAAATCGATATCTTTTGTATCTGAATCCATAAAGTTAGCAGGAAGCGGTTCTTGAGCATTTAGAGTTAAAGTATACCCTGAAAGTTCTCCCATTGCAGCTCCAGTCACAATAGTACCTCCATTTACATCAGAACCATTCTCAAGTCCCATCATAAATACATTACCGTTGTAATCTTCAATAGCAACATGAGGTCTGCCGTACGCTAAAAGTTTTAATTCTTTGTTATCTTCTTTTGTTAGTTTTTTTAATGTTAAAGTAAGAGTTTGGTCAAAGAAAGTTGTACCGGTTTCTCTTGAAGATGTTATAGTTTGTTCAAAGCTGCTATTTCCTTTTACTTCATATTTAAATGCAGTTAAACTTCCTGAAGCTCCAGTTAAATTTGTTATTTCATCATTTGTTAAAGATACCGTACCTAGACCTCCAAAATCAACAAAATAAATATTCTTTAGTCCTCCAATAACATCTTTACAAGGTTCTTTTCGACCAAGTGTTAAATTACAAGCCATTTTTTTATGTATTAAAAAAGGGTAAGTAGGCTCTTGGCTTACCTACCCTCTTTGATTAGTTAGTTTATTTATTACGAGTAAAGAACAACGTCTGAACCAATAGCGTGCTGAATTCCTGCTGTAAATCTCATTACAACTCTCACATTTTGACTTCCATCAATGTCAGCCATATCGATAACTTTTACTTCGTTTTGGTCTGAAATCAATCCAGTTCCAAAGAACAAGTTAGACTTTTCAGCAGCAACCATTTTGTTGGCACTCATACCTTGCGCTAGTGCAACGGTAATTCCATCAAAAGTAAGTCCACCTCCGTTAAACCATTGTGTTCCTTTATCATCTGTACCTGCTCCGCCAATGTTAGTAGCGAATCCACCTAAAGCTCTTACATAAGCTCTATATACATTAGGAGAAACATAGACAGTTAAATCTTCAGCTCCGTAAACAGAACTTGGAATAGCATCTATTGTAGCTCCTATTTGAGCAACTACGTTTGCAGCAGTTACGCCACCACCGATAGCAGCAACATCAACAACATCTCCATCAGCTCCTAGAGTAACCTCAAAGCCATCGAATTGACCTGCTGTTGCATTAACACCTTGCCAAATGTTTGTTTCTATTTTTTGTGCAACTTTACCTGCAACGTGACCGATTAAAAAGTCACTAAAGCTAGAAGGTAGGTCAGAAAAAGCTGAATATCCCATAGAAATTGCTTCCCAGTCAGATACGAAGTCTTTCTTACAAAGTTGTAAGTTTACTTGAAACTCTTCAGGCTGAAGAATTCTTTCACTTAGTGTAAGAGTTGAAGTTGAATCAAAGTCACAAGTGGCATCTTTTACGATGTCATCACTAGATACTTTTTTCATCACTTCTTTGAATTTTACATTAGGCTTAACAGTAATAATATCGTTAGCCAAAGTTGAACCACTTAAAAGTGCAGCAGAAACATATTTTCCTGCAAACTCACCTGCATAAGTAGTAGTTATTGAAGTAGTTGTAGCCATTTTATTTATTTTTTATTTATTAATTATTATGCTTCAGAAGCCCAAATTCCAACTCCTCCTGTGATATACCACTCAGTAAGTGCAACCGCTTTAATTGTAACAAAGTCTCCTTTGTTTGCTGTTGCTTTAGTGTTGATGAAATCTTTATTTACTACTCCACCGGCTACTGCATCTGCTGCTGCGTTTGCAATAGTTCCATGAAATGCATCTGCTGCATTTGGAGAAAGTGTGATAATGTTATTTCCATCAGCTCCTGTGTTTCTGATTGTGTACTCCATTCCCAAAAGACTGCTTTCAATCTTTGGAAGTGTAATTACTAGGGCATCTGTTGCCACATTTAATTCCTCACCGGCTTGATTTGCACCAATTGCTCCAGAGGCTGTAATTGTAGTTTGAGCTTTTCTAGCTCTTATTACGTCATTACTTGTTGTTGTTGTTGTACTCATCTTTGTTTTTGTTTATTTTATTTGTTATTTAATCTTGCCATAACTCTATCCATTGTTCCAATAGCTCTATTACCATTAGGTCTGTTAAAGTTAATTTTAGTTTCTAACTCACTTTCAGGACTATGTTTGATTGGTTCAGCAGCAGGTTCAGAAGAAAGTTTTTCTAATTTCTTAGATAATTCTTCCTTTTGAGACTTATATAGAGATAACTCTCCATCAAGCATACCTTTTAAAGCATCTAATTCAGCTCTTAAAGCTGACATAGAAGTTTTAAATTCTTCATCTGTAACATAACCATCCATAAGTTGTGTTTCTTCTTCTACAGGCTCAAGTGCTTCAACAGATTCCTCAAGTTCAGTAGATTCTTCTTTTACTTCTTCAGTAGATGCCTCATCACTAGCAGCTTCTATAACCTCTTCTTGTACCTCTTGTTCTAGCACGTCTTCTGAAAGTTCTTCTGCATTAGTGAGTAAAGACAACTTCTGTAAAACGTCATTCAAAATTGTAGTTGCTTTTATACTCTCCATTTTATTTTTATTTATAATAAAGTAACAATATTATTCTTAGGTGTTAGATTTTCAGTATTAACCATTTGCAGCTTGACAAGCCACACAGTTATTGTGTGCTGTTGCTGAAGTTATCTCAAAATTCCCTGATGCACGAGTTGCTGTTATTGTATAGCAATCTGTATGATTATGGTGAACAAATACTAAATAATAAACATTACCAACAATTAAATTCAAATCGTGGGTATGGATATGTTTAGTTCCCCCACTACAATTAGTCACAGTATAGTATCTAGTAATAGATGCTTTAGTTATATTACCAATGCCTTGAGCCGCTAGACTTCCATCGCAACATTCAGTTGAGTAAGTTCTTCCATTTTTACAAAGACATCCTCTTTTACTACTTTTAGGGGAACTTCTGCTAAGTGTAGGTTGTTTATTATTTCTTATCATTATTTTTTTGATTTTGGATGTTTGTTAGGAAGTAAGTCATAATCTGTAGTGTATTTTGCATTTTGCGGCTTACCATTCTTTATTAAGTATAAATAAGCATTAACACGAGCAAATGCCCATTGAGAAGCCGACTTAACTTGAGGACTGCTAGATGTATTAAAAGCTCCTAAACCACGCTGAAAAACAGAAGCTAATACACCAACACTAACACCATATCCCAACTTACTTTTATATTTACTATTGAATTCATCTGATTTATTTTTTAATGTAGCTTTGTCTTTTGCAGATACTTTAGCTCCTGTTTTACCGGAAGCATCTCCTTTTGCAGTACCCTTACCTTTAGGATTCTTATTTGGAGTATCAGACTTAGGAGCTTTAGGACTGCTTTTAACATTACCTTTGTCATCAACATCCGCAAGTTTATGTTTCTCACATGGCATATACCAAATCTTGCCATCCATCTCATGTTCATGGTAACCTTCACATCCTAAATCCTTAGCACCTTTTAATGCCATTTCTTTTGTAGAGAATCCCAATCTATCATCTATAACAGCATAATCATTATCTATAACCATAGATGTCATTTCTATTTCCCCAAGACCTCTAAGTTTATTTCTACTCCAAGATAAAGCTGACTTACCTCCCCAAGCATCATACATTAGCTTTCCACATCCATCAGAATAGCTTTTAGAGGCATCTAGGTCGCTTAAATGCCTAGAAAGGAAGCTGTACATCCTTTTTATCGTAGATACGCTTATATTGTCTCTAGAGGCTAACTGAGAGGCTCTTCGTTTTCCTACAGCAGTTCCACAAGACCCCCATCCATTATTGTCAACATACTCTAATACTTTCTTAGCATTATTTACAACGGAATCAGGATAGTCATTATAAGTTTCCATTTTATACTTTTTAGATTCAATGTAGTCCTGAATCTCAAACAGTATTTCTGTAGCTTCATTTTCACTTAACAATGATTCTATATTAGACATCTCAAGTTTATTAGTGAAATAACCCTCTATAGAAAATCCTTTTACTAAACCTGTCTTAACATATTTTTCCCAAACTTCATCATTATTAACCTTCATAGAAACCATCCAAGTACCTACTGGCATATCAAGTCCATATTTCCTACTTTTGTCGTGGACTTCGTCTTCTATAATCCAACTCTCAACCACACTAAGACCATTCAATTTAGCCTCGTGTTCTAAGGTAGATTCATTCTGATTCCCATTCATTAGAAATAGTTCAGAAGCCTGTCTAACCGTATCATTAGAGAAGTAGATGTAATATTCTTCCTCTCCATCTGAACGATAGATATTCTTGTTAGGGATTAAGGCTGCACCCATAAGAATCCTTTTCTCATTGTCTACTTCAGCCAACTTTGTTTTCTGTTGCTCGTTAAGAGCAATGAAGTTTTCTTCTATTGCCGGCTTGTCTACTATTGATATAGCTTCGATGCCTGAAAAAAGAGCTTCTTCGTCAATTAATAATTCTATAATTCTCATAATCCTGCGGTATTAATTATTTGTCTGTCTGCTGCTTGTTGTGAAGTTATTTCACTTGATACTACGTATGCTCTTACTACTGAGTCTTCTCTTCCTCCTACTGCTTGCGCTAATTGAGATGTTTCTGATGTTCCGACTACATTAAAGTCAGGAGCATTTATAGTACCTCCTCCTGTAGTTGGAGAAATTCCCACAGGGTCTCCTGTTTCCATTATTTTCTTTACATTAGC